ATGCTTGGGATCAGGGAACTAGAAACAGGATACGGCAAAAAACAGGTGCTTTTTGGCTTGTCGATGGAAGTCGGTGCGGGTGAGATCGTCGCACTCATCGGACCGAACGGAGCCGGAAAGTCTACCGTGCTGAAAGCCGTCTGCGGTCTGATCCCTGCTTGGAAAGGTGAGATACACTTCAACGGCGATATGACAGCCGGTTCCACACCTGCCCGGAATGTTGCGCGAGGTATCACTCTTGCTCCCCAAGGTAGCCGTGTCTTTGCTGACCTTACTGTTATGGAGAACCTGGAGATCGGCGGATTTCAGCTTCCGCGAAAGGAAGCGAAATCACGGATTGCGGAAGTCCTAGATTTCTTCCCGGTTCTCAAGGAACGTGCTCGGCAGGATGCAGGAATACTGTCCGGTGGAGAACAGCAGATGCTGGCAGTCGCCAGAGCGCTTGTACCCAAACCGAAACTCTTGATGCTTGACGAGCCGACGCTCGGCTTGTCACCAAATCTTGTCAAGGACGTGTTTAAGAAAGTCGTCGAGATAAACCAGAGGGCGGGTATTGGGATTCTGATCGTTGAGCAGAAGGTCCGCGAGGTTCTTGACATCTGCAAGAGGGTCTATTCAATCAAGCTCGGCAAGGTCGTTTATGAGGGAGTGCCGGAGGACTTGAAACATGACAAAGCGAAGCTGAAGGAGTTATTCCTCTGATCCTCTAGCTTTCTTCAGTGTTCGTACCGCCTCCTGCTTGACCCTTTCAACCGCTTCTTCTCTCGCCTTCTTCTCAATCGCCTTGACGAGTTGCTGCTTGTTCTTGAACGTGCCGATATGGTGCAGCTTCTTGGCTTCGATCAGTGACTGACCGCTGAGTTCTGAGTGGTCCACTCCGGGTTCCAGGTGGTCAAGCAGGTCGATCACGTCCTGCTTTGTCATGTAAATCGACACACCTTTTGACCGGACCATCTCTTTCAACTCGTCCGCTGTTAGCAGCTGCAGACCTTCCCCTTTTTTCAGTCGCTCAGATATTTCCTGAGCCTTTTTCAGCGCTCTCTGCCTCTCGACTAACAGTTTAGCCAGTTCATCCTTGGTTCTCAACAAGCCGATTTCGTACTCCGTCAACTTGGCTTTCAGAACCGCTCCGGCAAGATCGGAATGGTCGATGCCCGGCTCGATCTGGTCGAGAAGCTTCGTGAAGTCGTCCTTGATGCGGGCGATGGAAACGCCGTTCTGCTTGGCCAGGGTCTGGAGTTGCTTCACGCTCAAAGTGTTCAGGTCGGCGATCTGTCCGCCCTCAAAGGCGTCCTTGAGCTTGGCGTCCTCTGCGGACTTCGCCTTCGCCTGCGCTTCGATTGCCTGGGGTGGAAGGATGCAGGCATCGGGTTCAGCCGCAGCTTTCGCCCCCAGCTCTCCACCGCATATCACCAGCGGCCAAGCCACGACATTGGTGCACCGGCAGTTTGGATGCGCGGGCTGACTCGGAAAACTACCCGTATCGTAGACCTTCCCGTCCAACGGACCGCAGATCGGGCAGACCCGCTCGTCCTCCATGGTCATCCACTCGAGCTTGCGGACGCCGACCCGGTCATGGAATTTGATCCGGCCCTGGTTATGGGCTCGCAGTACCTCGGTGCGTGCGATCACCTCCATTCGGTACTGCGTCTTGCTGAACACCTTCGAACCCGCGTGCCGGAACGATTCAGGGTCTTCAACGACACGACCGAGGTCGCGGGCGATGTCTTCGACGCCTTTTCTGGTGGCGATGCCGTTCATCACGGTCCGCTTGATGCCATCGGCCAATTCGCGGTGGACGTCTCCTGCGAGCACCAGGTTGTAGTTGGTCATGAAATCGAGGGCGTCGGTGTCGACGATGGTGAAGACGCGGGTGGCGAGTTTGTCGATGCCTTCCGGAGTCAAGTCACGGTAGAACGGCAATTGCGCCGCGGCGAATTCATCGATGCCGTGGTAGATGCCTTGGCGGAAAGAAGCTTTCGCCGACTTCCGGAAAAGCAGAGTCTGGTCCCGGTGAAGTCGGGACGTGGCCTCGCGGATATCCGCCTGGAGTTTCTTGAGCCCTTCCAGGGCGGCCAGCTTGTTGTCGGGAAGCGAACCGAGGCTTTTGTACCGGAGGATGGCGCGACGCACCTCGTCTTCGGCGTCGGCGAGCATGGCGGTCAATGTGGCAACCGTCTGCTCTGTGTACAGGTTTCTCGCCCGGACGCTTTGTTCCGTGGCCCGTCGTATGGCCTCGGCCTGGGAGACCGGCTTCTTGGCCGCGAGCGCACCGATCATTCCCCGCACTCCCGGCAGGCCATCGTCTTCCGGGACACCGCGCCTTTCTGCTCGGATGAGGTTTCCGAAGGAACGGTCTTGGCGTCGAAGAAGCGGCACGCCGGGGCATCGAAGGTGGTTTCGTTTCGCTGGACACGGCAATGGTTCTGCTCGTCATCGAAGTGCGCGCAGTCGTCGCAGACGGCATCTCCAATGTCGCCCCGGGCGAAGGGTCCCGCCCAGGACGCCTCCGTCCGACTTCCGACGGGATTCTTCACCGGATCGAGTCCGAGCATCTCCTGAGCGGTTTCGACACCCATGATCCCGGCCATGACCATGTCCACGATGGGCTTGACCTGCTTTTCATCCAGCATGTCCACGGAGCGTTTCTCAGTTTCCCGGTTGGCCGCCTCGATGTCGGGATCGAGGTCCATCTTGAGCTGGAGACTGGATCGGCTGATGAGTTTGCGGTCGTAGAGTTCGATGAGCAGACGCTTAAAATCGACAGCGTCGGTGGGGTCAAGGTCGTTGAACAGGAATTGGATGGTCTTGTCGCTCCAGCCGTTCAGTTCGAGCCAGTCATTGAAAATCCAGTCCAGGATGACACGGGCCGCCTGCTTTATTTCCCGGATCATCACCAGCATCTTCTGGAGGCTGACCGAGGCGGTGGCGAAATTCGGACCGTTGCCGGTGACCAGGGAACGGGAGAGTCCCAGCGCCACCACGATGTCCTCTTTCACTTCCTTGACCTTGTCCTCGACGTTGAGGACCTGGCCGTCGGTGCCGTGCGTTTCGACCGTGACGTAGAACGGAACGACGAGACCGCTCTTGAGGTCCATCTTGTTAACCATGTCCCGGACCTGCTCCAGCATCTTCTGGTCGGGCATGACCATCTTCTGGCCGAAAGCGCCACCGACCTTGAGCAGCCGGAACGGGGTCGTCCACCGCTTAGCGATGGCCTGCTCGGCACGGCGATAGTCGCGCAACAGTTCAATGGACTGAAACGCCGGGAGCACCATCGAGTTGCCGCGCGGCGAAAACGACGGCGCATCCCACTTAAGGTGGAGAACTTGGTCAACGGGCAAGTCCAGTCCTTCACCCACGCCGGGATTGTCTTCTGGGAATTGGCGGACTTCGGTCAGTTGCCCTTGCGCGTACTTGACCTTGATCGAAACCGGGTTGACGCAGACCAGTTCCTCCAGGTCCTTGCCGTCCTTGGTGTAACGTTTGAATCCGACGGCGTCGCCTTTGACCAGAAGCTGGAGGATCATATCCTTGACGAAAGCGGAAACGCCGAGTCGGTCGGACAGATCTATGGCTTCCCATTTCACCTTCTCGTCGTCGCCGGCGATCTTGATCTCGTCGCCCACGGCGAAGGTGCGCCACGAGTTTATGCAGTTTTTCACCAACGGCTCTTCGAGGTAATACTCCCAGGCCTTGGAAGCCCGTTCCTCCCAGGTTGCCGGGACGGCCTCGGAGGCGTTTACCTTACTGAACACGGATGAGTCGAGCGCCGCGGCCGCCGCCATGGGAACGACCACAAATCCGTCCGTTTGCAGCGCCGGATTTTCGTCAAGCGCAGGCGTGGTCGAATGGCCGGGTTGTGGGTCGGTTCGCTCTTCCACCGGGGTCCTCTCGGTTTCTTACCATTGTAGGCGCGACATTCGCGCCGTGTGGGTTATCTACCGGAGGATCTGGAAGAATGTCGATGAGGCGAGCTGTGGGCGTGAAGGTTTCAAGAAAATCCCCGAAAAAACAATTGGCTACTGAACCTCAAATAGGCTATTATTAGGCTACCCCTGAAAGGAGGTGGTTACCTTTGTTGACTCTCGACCCAAAGAAGCTGGCCAGGATATCGATCCCGGTCAGCACGGGATGGCTTCTCGGTTCCTGCATGGAAGCCCGGGGAAAGCAAGACCTTTGGATCAGGCAGAAGCCGGAGGTCCTCGAAGTTCTGCGCGAACAGGCTATCATTCAGAGCGTTGAATCGTCGAACCGAATCGAAGGGGTGACGATACCGGCAGATCGGCTTCGTCCCGTGGTCGTGGGAAAAGCGAGACCTCGTGACCGTTCGGAAGAAGAACTTGCAGGCTACCGGCGAGCGCTGGATTGGATTTTCACACGCAAGCGTGGAGTTTCTATCATTCCGGAAGTTATCAAGCGACTTCATGCCATGGCCCAGGGTGGTCGTTCAGGCGATGCGGGGGAATGGAAAAAGCGCAATAACGAGATCATCGAAATCCTGCCCAACGGTGAGAGGAAAGTCAGGTTCGTTCCTACATCGGCCAAAGCCACACCCAAGACCGTGGAGATGCTCTGCCGGAATTACCGCGATGCAGCCGACGATGAACACACTCCTCCTCTCCTAATCGTTGCTACCTTCGTGTTCGATCTCTTGTGTATCCACCCCTTCCGTGACGGGAACGGACGCGTTTCGCGGCTGGCCACAACACTTCTGCTCCAAGCTCACGGTTTCCAAGTGGCGCGGTACATCAGCCTGGAACGTCTTGTTGAAGAGAGCAAGGACGAATACTACGATGTTCTGGCTGAATGTTCGCAGGGATGGCACGACGGCAAGAACGAGATCGTTCCCTGGTGGAACTATTTCCTGGCCGTATTGCGCCGCGCTTACAAGGAGTTCGAGCAGCAGGTGGAATCGACCGAGGCACGTCCCGCTAAGAGTGACCTAGCCCGGCAGACCGTGCTCGCCCAAGTGGAACAGTTCACGCTGGGGGACCTTGCGGCCCAAATGCCGGCAGTCAGTTCGCAACTTATCAAGAAGGTCCTCGCGGAGTTGAAAAAGCAAGGCAAAATCCGCCTCGTTGGCAGGGGACGGGGCGCCCGTTGGGAAGTCATTCCATGAGGGAGAAAAGCCAAGGTTGCACAATCAGCTACCGGTTTGGCGAATTGGCTATTATTAGGCTACTAAGGGAGGTTTTGTGAGACTGCTGCTTATCAGCGATACCCACGGCAAGCTCGGGATCATCAACCAGTTGGCTGCCGATGTTCGAGCTGACGCAGTGATCCACGCCGGGGATTTCGGATTCTATGACGATGGCAGTTATCAGCGGCTCTCAGATCGTGAGCTTCAACTCCGGATAGTCCATTCCGATCTGTCACCTGCGGACAAGGAGAAGATGCTGGCGCTGCCACGCGAAGAGAAAATCGAGGCCTCAAAAGAGAACTGCCCGCTTAGCGAACTCCCTTTGTATATCGAGGGCGCGACACGGTTCGATGTGCCTGTATACGCCGTCTGGGGCAATCACGAAGACAAGGCTGTCGTCGAACGATTCTTCCACGGTGATATCCAGGTTGAGAACCTTCACATCCTGCATCACCTTCGGGCATACCAGGTCGGCCCGGCGCTCGTCTACGGTCTCGGCGGGAATTTCCTTGCCGGATCGAAACTCATGCAACGACCTATCGCCGGAGGTGCAGGCAAGATCTGGAACACGCTTTCGCAGTATGTTGACCTGATCGAGACCGTCGAGTCGGAGATAGATCGGTCTGGGTCCCGCATCTGCGTTTTCCATGTCAGCCCGGGCAAGGAACCTTTCGTGGAACTCATTGGAGCCAGGACGCGGGCTGACTTCACCGTCAGTGGCCACATGGGAGCGCCGACCTGCATGGTCTGGAATCCGTTTGCGGTCAGTTCCGTCGAGGAGGCGACAGTGCGACTTCGAAATGGGCTTGAGGTTGTGAAGAAGTCATGTCTTGACGTTGCCCAATCCAATGCAGCCTGGGTTGAACAGGCATTCTCTCTCATTGGTCGGATTCCGGAAGATACCGTCGATATCGGACGACGGATTGAAGTACCTTCCTGGTATCGCAGGATGACCCACGTCAACCTTCCTGATGCTTGTGTTGGCTATGCCGTTCTGGACGTCGATGAGACGGGCACCAAGCTTCAGACATTTGTCGATTAGGTACTGCCCCGTTAGTCCAAACGTCCGGGAAAAGGCTACTGGGACAGCGAATTGGCGATTCTTTGGGCTATGGAGAGACTGGACACCTGACAGTAATCGGTGGGATTCGGAGTTATCTTGCGAGCTTCGCGCTTAGAAGGAATTTGTTCTATGTCAACCAGCAGGACCGTTTATTTGGTCTCATGTGTATCCAAAAAGAAGCGGGGCAAGTATCCCGCCAGGGATATCTACGATTCTCCACGGTTCAGGAAGGCTCGATCTTACGTGGAACAGCACTTACAGCATGGCGATAAGTGGTTCGTGTTGTCAACGAAGCACGGACTGCTTTGCTCTGATGATGTAATCGAACCATATGAAACTACGCTCAACAAGATGAAAAGGAAGGAACGCCAGGACTGGGCAAAGCAAGTCCTTGGTAGTCTGAAGAGTGTAGTAAGACAAGCTGACATCGTCATAATCCTAGCAGGAAACCGGTACAGGGAATTCCTGAAGGAAGACCTTACGGATTTGTGTCGGCGAGTCGAGGTCCCTATGGAAGGACTGAAGATCGGTGAGCAGCTTCGATGGCTCGAACAAGAGTTGAACGGTCATGAGTAGAACGGATGACATCAGGCAGTTTTATGACATACTCTCGTCTTTGGAGAGGCGACTTGGTGGTCCTCGCACGCTCAAAGATTGTACCGGTCGAATGGGTTGGCCAAAACAGGGAGTCTATTTCTTCTTTGAGTGCGGAGAACAACGGCTTCAATCAGGAACGGGATTACGAGTAGCGCGTGTCGGGACGCACGCAGTTTCAAGAGGTTCCAAGACGACTCTTTGGAAACGTCTGGCAAATCATCGCGGAACTCTCGCAACAGGTGGAGGCAATCATAGAGGTTCGGTATTTAGGCTTCTTGTTGGTCTCGCAATACTGAAACGTCATGGGCTTAGTTGCCCGACATGGGGGCAGCGTGGTTCCGCATCAAGGGAGACCCGTGAAAAGGAATATCCTATCGAACGCATTGTCAGCAGGTACATCAGAAGCATGCCATTTCTTTGGATTCGGGCAAAGGATGTCCCCTCGCCGAGCAGCGTACGGGCATACATCGAACGGAATTCAATCGCATTGTTGAGCAATCACAGGAAAGCTGGGGAGCTGCAAATCGACTCACCCTCTCCAAGTTGGCTTGGCAGTTTCTGCTGCAAAGATAAGATTCGTTCATCAGGGCTTTGGAACTCTAATCATGTAGACGAGGATTATGATCCCCGATTTCTTAGCACACTCAGCAAACTAGTTGAGCAGATGTGAGGCTCTTAGATAAACACCGGTTCCGTCACCAGCGGCTTCAGGGATACAGTCTCCTCGCCCACCTGGTCGAGGTTAGCTTGTTCCCGCGCCAGTAGAGCACAGCGCACGGCGTCGATGATGTGGTCGTTACCCTTGGAGTAGACAATCCGCCCATCGTTCAGCGTGTAGGTGTGGGTGGTGAACTGGTCTTCGATTTCCAGGTCATCGGATGGAAAGACTATCTGCCGACGCTGCAGCGCACCGTTGATAAGGCTGGTCATGAATTCCTTCGTGCGCTTTCTAACCTCGCGTCCGTCCCGGACAGCCAGTGTGGTCATGCCCCCGAAATCGTATCCACACAAACGCCCCTCCAAAGCTAGGTCCTTGTATTTGTCCAACGTAAGCAGCTCCTGGACGACCGCCAGTCCGTTGCCACCGTTGTCCACACCAATTCCAGTGGCTGTGTAATACCGATCCAGAAGCGCGATGGTCTGTGCGATGTGCGGGTAAGCCACGTGCTCCATGTGGACGCGCAGGACGAGTTTGAGGATTCTGCGCTCCGCCAATTCCACCTCCTGGAACACGACGAGTTCCGTCGGATCATTGGTATACCCGAGATCACCTCCAATCCAAAACACGCCCGACTGCGGCACCAGGTTAAGCAGGGTCTCCAGCCGGTCGTGTGTTTCCTCCTCGGATGTGCAACTACTTAGTTCGTCACCGGTGATGATCACCTTCTGGTATTCCAGAAGCTCCTGACGACAGAGATTCAGGTATTCGATGTTGAAAGCTCCATAGGACGGCTTGCCATGTTCGCCGGCCACCTCATGCTGCCAGCCCGCGCTGTCTCGGCCACCATAGAATTCCAACAACTCCGCTTCACGCTCCTCGGACCATACCGGGTTGAGCCATGAAGGCCAGCGGAAGACTTTGAACTGCGTCGATGCAGTAAGGCGATAGTATGTGGTGTTTCTCAATCCGTTCGGCGTCGAGTAGATGCGTAGCCGCCCGCCCGACTTCAGGCATTGCCGAAGTGCCTTCCACGCCTTTTCGGTTAACCACGCGCCTTCGTCCACCCACACGCGGTCTACATGCAGTGAACGAAACGCGTCTCCGTATGCGCCCGCGGGCCGGAAGTAGAGGATCGATCCGTTAGTGAATTCCAGCCGGAAGTACGGTTTGCGGTGGATTTTCTGCTTGCCATACTTCGTGAGTGCGATACTGGCCATGAGGTCCGGGTTGCTGTCGAGCTGGAACTCAATCTCCTCGATGAGCGTATCCAGGTGCCCCTGGTGCGGGGCGGCGATCAGCCCCTGGCCACCGTGGGTCGTGAAGGCGAAGTGTAGCACATCCGTGCTGATGCACACGCTCTTGCCGACGTCGCGTCCATCCAGGTGGATGATGTTATTTTCCCGGCAAAGCAGGTCATCCACTTGGTGTGGCCAATACACCCGCGGGTTGCCGTCCCGGTTGCGCAGGTATCCCTGTCCCCAGAGTACGGGACTGGCCAGGGTCTCGGCCAGTTTGCGCTCCTTGGCGGATATCCGCGCCATCAGGACAGCCTCGACAGCAAAGCAGGCCCCTGGTCCGCCTCGCCCGATTCGGCCAACACATCCAGCCTTGTGGGCGCAGAAACAGCTGCGGTCCCGCCTCTGCCGCTACCCCGAATTACGCCCCTGATATCCGATACGGCCCGACCTGCCAGGAACCTGGTCTTTCTCCAGGAATAGGCCAGGAACGCCTTGACTTCCAGCGGCTTAAATGCCTGTATGTTAATGTGCGTAACACTATGCTTTACAACAACTTGAACCTCTCGAAAGGAGAAAACGCCATGAGTGAGACTCTGCATGATGCCGCCCAGGCCTACCTGGAGCACCTTCGCGGTGAGGGCAAAAAGGAGCGGACGCTCTATACCTACGGGAAAGGTGCGCTTGGAAGCGCCAATCAGTAATGCGGTGAAACCGCTATCCGCGGTAGGGCGCGGATATGCCCAACCCGGCATGCGACAGGATCGAAGCAGCCTGCCGTGTGAAGCCCGGGCGGAACGGTAGCCTTGAGTCGAAGCACACAAGACAAGACGAGGAGCCTGGCATTTGGATGGAACGGATGACGAACAGAAATCGGTCAGTGACCCACCCAGCGTTAATAGGTACGGGGACTTACGTGTGCTTACGAGTCCTGCATGGTGGGAGGTTCTCTTCCTTGTTTGAACCTCTCGGTACTGGTTGCTTCTCTTTTCTGGCGGCCAGCTATCAGAAGCGGTTGTCCCTTCAACACTGCTTCTCCATGACGACCGGCCAAAGAGGTCGGATGGGTGATAGACCGGCATCCACCTCCATCGTCGTATTGATTGGTGAACCAAGGAACCCACAGCGCCCGCCGCGGACGCGGCTGGGGCAGCTTGCGCCTGACGTGGCGTTGTGGGGGCGGAGGAGCCGTAGTAGTCTGAGCGCGGGAGAGCCGCGTACATGGCGAAGGGCTCCAGTCTGGACACTGCTCTCTGTCGGAATAACGGAACATGGCATGAGGAATCATCATGCCTAATATCCGTGAAATGCAGAGACGACTGAGTCAATGGGCGACAGACCATCCGGGGGAGCGGTATCACGACCTGTACAATCTGGTCTGTCAATCGGCTTGGCTGAGGCAAGCGTATGGAAACGTCGCGCAGAACAAGGGCGCCAAGACACCGGGCATCGACAGGATGACGCAGCCCACATGGGAACGTCATCTTGAAGAGAACCTGGAACGACTGCGCATCGAACTGCGCGAGGGGAAATACGAGCCTCAACCATGCCGCAGGGTTTACATCCCCAAGAAGGACGGCAAACTGAGGCCGCTGGGTATCCCGACGTTTCGAGATCGCACGGTCCAAGAGGCGGTGCGCATGGCAATTGAGCCGATCTTCGAGGCGGACTTTGTGGATACCTCGCATGGCTTCAGGCCCCATCGTTCCACTCAAGATGCTATGGTGGCGGTAAGAACCTATATGATCAATAGGAAACGCATGTACTACGTGATTGAAGGTGACATCAAAGGTTGCTTTGATGCCATTCATCACAAGAAGCTTATGACGCTGCTCAAGCGGCGCATAGCAGACAAGCGACTTCTCAACGTCATCTGGCTCTTCCTTAAGTCGGGCGTCATGGAGGATGGACTTTTCACAACTATAGAACACGGTACGCCGCAGGGTGGGGTTATTTCCCCCTTGCTGGCCAACGTGTATCTGCATGAACTGGACCGCTTTCACCATAAACGCTTCACGAATCGCACCCCCTGGGAACGCGAGAAATGCAGGAAGCATGGTGGCAACAACGCGGGATACGTTCGGTACGCCGATGACTTTGTGTACCTGTGCAATGGGCACATTGAGGATGTTCGTAAACTCAAGGAGGAGGTGGCCTCCTACCTGAGCGATGAGCTTCACCTCACGTTGTCGGAAGAGAAGACCATCATCACACACGTCAACGATGGGTTCGAGTTCCTCGGTTTCCGGTTCTTTCGCGGTCGTGACCGCGAAGGCAAGTGGAAGCCGAAGACAGCTATACCTCAGTCCAAAATAGAATCCGTAAAGGAGAATATTCGTAGGCTGACAGAAAGAGACCATACCTACATGGACGAGGCAGCTGTTGTGGCGAGACTCAATGCCGTGCTGAGGGGATGGGGAAACTACTACCGGCATATGCCCGCCGTCATCGACTTCCGAAAGGTGGACCACTATGCCTTCCAGCGGCTCGTCCGATGGTATCGGCATAAGTACCACTGGAAGACCACGGAGGTTCTGAAACGGCGGTATACGCGAGACGCTGGGAATCGGAGGCTGTTTGCGGAATGGGACAGCTCCACCGGGCGCAAACGTGTTACGCTTGTCGTACTGACCCGAGATATCAGGCGGTACGACTATAACGGCCGGAAGATAGGTAATCCCTACCTTGCAGAGAGTTGAAGCCCAATGATTGAGATATCCGGACGGAGAGCCGGATGCGGTGAAAGCCGCACGTCCGGTTCGGGGGAAGGGGCGCGAAAACACGGTCGGCTTGCCGACGCAGTGCGTCACGCCCCTATCCCACACTTCGAGCAGATCGAAGCCTTCTTTGGGGCGGAGCGAAAGCTGTCCGGTATTCTGGCACCGCATGTCGGCAAGTTCTTCAAATCGGACGCTCTTCTGAAGCTGCCCAGCGGTAAGAAGCGGGCGAAGCCCACCGTCGATAAGACCATGCGGGTGTTCAGGATGTTCCTGATCTGGGCCAAAGAGACCGGCCGCATCAAGAAGCTGCCTCTGCCAAAGGATACACCCATGGGCCGGAGCCAGAAGGAAGACGAGGACGATGAATAGTGCCACCGCCAGAGCGGCGCGGTTGATGCCCGCACCCGACCTTGTCGAAGAGGCCATCCAGACCTTCGGTCGTAGACTCGAAGCGGACGGACGCTCGCCACTCACGGTCAGCGCATACATGCGCGACCTGCGGACGTTCGCCCGAGTTCTGACCTCGATACAAACAGGGTGCTCCTTCGACCAGGTGACTCCAGCGGTGCTTGACAGGGTCCTTACCGATCCCGCTGTAACTGGGACACCGAATGGCAACCCGCGCTCAGCCGCGTCGCTACACCGATTCAAGGCTGCGGTGCGGTCATTCTTCGCCTGGGCCGAGGAGACAGGGCTCATCTCTGAAAACCCAGCCCGGTTGGTCACCATGCGCCGACTGCCGCGCACGCCGCCGGTGTTTCTCACCGAAGCAGAGAAGCGCAGGTTACTCGGCGAACTCCGCGGACGATCTTCGACCCTGGCTCGACGGGACCGGGTTATCATCGAGTTATTCCTCGGTACCGGCATCCGCCTCCAGGAGCTTGTCTCCCTGGACATCGATGACGTTGACCTAGACGCGAAGCATCTGCGCATCCGCGCCAAGGGTAACATACCGCAGGTGAAGTTCCTCAAGTCCAACCTTCGCTCCCTCCTACGCCGATACCTCGTGGAGCGCCGGAAGCTCGGCACTTCCAGCGTCGCGCTTTTCCTCTCGAACCGTACATCGCGCATCTCGCCGAGGCAGGTGGCCAACCGTGTCAAGTTCTGGCTGAACGAAGCCGGGATTGAGAAGAGCCTCGGTCCTCACGGACTCCGGCACAGCTTCGCGACCCACCTGTATGCCGCCACGTCCGACCTGCTCGTGGTCAAGCGCGCGCTTGGCCACCGGGACATCTCGACCACGGAGATTTATACCCACCTGGTGGACGGAGCTCTTGAGGAAGCCCTCGAACGGCTCTGACCCATGGGCGGGTACGAGAACCTTGCGGTCCCTCGGGACCGCGTTCTCGTTCGGGGTAGTGAAGAGCCTTCCGACGATGCTCATGCAGTTTCCGCGCCCGCACACATTCCCGAGACCGTCCGATGCTTTGTCTCCAGGCCGGATCAACCGAGCGGAAAAAACGATTGATCGAAACTTCCTGGAACAGGGGTTATCGGAACTTTGTGCCAGCGGCAACGCCGTAAGTCCCTGTGTTTCCGGGGCCATTCTGCAGGCCGTCCTGGTGTTATCCGCAATCATTTTCGCGTTTTCGTTCTCTTGGCTGTCTTCTTAGCCGGTTTCTTTTTCGATTCAGCCAGCTTTTCAAGCAGCGCCGTGGCCCATTCCGCTGGGGTTGTTTCCGGTCCCTTAGCTGCCTCGCCCTCCCTGGCAATCTTCGTGGCCTTGAGGTCCTTGAGGTGGCAGCGGATCATGCGGTCCAGTTTCTCGGCAGCGTCCCAGTCGCCGGCTTCCTGCGCTCGTCCCAGCTTGAGAAAGTAGACCGCCACCAGTTCGACTTGCATGAAGTCCGAACTCTTGTTGAACACGAAGTCCTGGTAAAGCTGGGCGATGATGGTTTCGAAGAGGGGCTTCTCGTCCTCGGCAAGGAACCGGTTCGCATAGATGCCATGACGCATCGAGTTGAGGTTACCCTCCGGTGGGCCGTGCTTCCGTTCGGCTCCTGAGTTCCGTTGCCAGCGATCCAGGTGCGTCTTGTCCTTCTTGCTGAGGTGTCCGTCGTTCTGTTCGGCTGTCTCTGTCATGGTCCATTCGCTCGTGTTCCCAAGCCGGAGTCCGGGGCGGAAGGCAGATTTCGCCCTCCTACACGGAAAACCCCTTCATTACCTACCGGCTGGAGTCGTGAAGCGTCGGGGACGATTCCGCGCGGCTTTCGCCAAAGATCTGTCGCACGCGACGCGGAGTAACGCCGGAAAGTCTGGCGATCTCGCGTGTAGAGATTCCCTGGTCCTTCAAGGCAAGCACCAATCTGCGGCGCTCGTGGTAGAAACAGGTATCGCTCGGCACCCAGAGCAGGCCGGTGAAGTGCTCTTGGACAGCATGCAGCAGGTCGGGTGGCAGAACATCTTTAGCGTTAGCATAGTCTCGTTTCACTTTTCGTTCCTTACTTTCCTCAGCCACGGTTGATCCACGTCCGGGTTGTAGAATCTCAGACGGTTGTGTTGCGGTGTCGTTCCGAGAATCTCGATTGATTGCCGGGTGACTTCGCCGATACCCAAATCGCCGTCCAGAAAGCACACCAAGCCGTAGTTCTGGCCGTAGGGGAAATAAAGCGAGTCCCTGTTCTGGTATAGCTTGGCTTCGCTCCATCCGAGGGAAACAGCCTGGTCACGGATGGCATCCACCATGGAAACGGCCTTTGGTGAAACCTCGTATGTGAATTGCCACTCGCCATGTTTCGGGTAGAGGAATTGCGGGTTCTGCGAGGGAGTCATCTCCGTTGCAGCTTGTTTGAGAGGGTATTGAATACCCTGTCCGAATGTCTCGCGCAGCAGTGGAGAATAAGCCTTCACGTCCAGCGACTGGATTGCAGAACGAAGTGCATCCTCACCAAAACGACACACGGCCCAGGTGTGGATACTATCAAACCGGGTGCGCAGCCTGTCGAATGCAGACAATGAGATTCGTCCCGAGTCCGCCGCTTTCTTAGCCAAGGCCATTCTGTACCTGAGCCAGGCGTAGTAATCTGGATCGAGCCGACGGTAACAGGCATCATCAACGCTGACATCCCGAGCGTAGTATTCCGGCGTCAACGTCTCCCATGATTTGAGGTTGGTGGCTACAAAGAGCATCGCCTCCTGCGTGGTTTGTTCACAGGTCGTGATGTCCTCCGCGCAGGACTTGTTCTTCGACTCGGTTTCCGAGATATCAATCGGTATCGTGCCCCCGGCAGTTTGTTCCATCATCAGCTTGAGAAGGCTCACTTCCGGCACTCCAGTTAGTAGAATTTCCTCACGAGATACTTACCGGAACGAATCGGATAGTGCCGACTTGCGAAGGTGCGAAGGGTCGGGGACATGAAAAAGACCTTCGCAGGAGCCTTCGCACTGCTGTAACTGATTGATAAGAAAGATAGATATGATAAATAGAAGGTGAAGGTGCGAAGGTAGTAGGTTGAGTTACTCACGTGTAAGAGGAAAAACACACATGGGGTTAGTCAGAGGGCGATGACCATAACATGTTGTTTTTTTCTCCAGTAAGGGGGGCTAACCCCTGAAACCCTTCGCACCTTCGCACGATCAGCGTAATGTTTTGCCACGGAAGGAATTACGGGTGCGAAGGCCCTTCGCCATTTGCGAAGGGTACCCTTCGCATCGTCCCGACAGAGACGCCGGGTTCTTCAGGTGAGTAGTGTAATGCTGTATTTGGCAGTGCGACGGGACGATTGTGATGACCGATTAACCGTGATCTCGAATCCCGCCTCTCGAATGGTGTCGATGTCGTTTGAGAATCGCTGGGCGAACTGCTGCACTGAGTTCATGTGGAAAGATAGGCCGAAATCCTTGGACAACCGTTTCAGTGCCACAAAGAGGTCGCGTGCCAGAGCGCCCTCGATAGTGGTCTCGTCCCGGAACTCGATCTGGAAACGTTCAAGAAACGCCGCCTTGTTCGTCTTGGCGACATTGACTGCTGTGCTCTCTAGGTCGGCCTCCAGCGCGTGACGATAGGCTTTGAACAACGCGGACAGGACCGTGGCAATGGGATTGGATTCCCGCGCCGTCTCCATACTCACGCTGTTGAGCGACGCGATTCGATCCAAGAACTGCTGGTGGAGTTCTTCGAGCGACCGGTCAATTTCTTCCTGCGGTTCTCCCGCAAGCATCATCAGGTACATCAGGCTGAGGTAGTCATTGCAGCGGCGCTTGTTGTGATTTCCCAATGTTCGATGTAGGAGCCGCATTACCTTCTCCTGTCCGCCACCACTCAGCATGGCCAGCACGTGGCTTGTGCGTTTCATCAAGGCAGAAACAACCAGGTCGCGGTGCTCACGGATGGCGGCCAGGATTTTCGCTTCGAGGAAACAGTCGCTGGCCTGCTCGTCCATGTCGAAGCGGATAATGAACGACCGCGACAGGATTTCGGCGAGTTCCCCTCCCAGTGGTTCGATGCCGGTCGTGTTGAGGAGACACTTGGTTCGCTCGATGACCGTTTCGGTGTCGGTGCCGCTCTTGCGTTTTTCTTTGGCGATGCCGGTGATGCTGGTCAGGATGAAAGTGGTCAGGTCCTCGGTCATCTGCTTGACCTCGATGTTATCGAGGACGATGAGCGGATTCTGCGAACCGTCGGTATAGTTGGCGGCGTCGGTGCTCTTCTTCTGTTGGGGCTCGCCATAGAGCAGCGCCGAGATCAGTTTGCTCGCGGTGGTCTTGCCCGATCCCGCGGGCCCCTCGAACCGGGTCATCGGCCTCGTGCCGGCGAAGTCGATTAGCAGAAAGCAAGACAACCACGAGAGGATCAGAAACCGGTCCCCGGGCGCGCAGGTGAGGTTGTCGAGGACGAGTTCTACCAAGAGCCGGTCGGCCTCCTCGGGGTCGGCGTCCTGCAAAAATCGGATCGGAGCCATCTTCCGGGAACCGTCCAATATGACGCCGTCCGCGTTGCCGCCATTCTTGAGAATCTCGACTCCGTCCGGTGTGATTTTGGCTATCTCGTGATCGGTGTTGTTAAGGTTGAAGTAGATGGTCTGCCTTGCGACGTCGGTGTGAAGCCAAGAGAAATGCTCCCGCACCTGCCCACGCTCCACCGCCAGATTAGCTAATACATCGTAGAACGTTCTGCCGCTGGTAGTGGTCTGGACTATCCCCGTGTGTTTGTACATGAGAGAGACATACAGCCGCTTGCGACCGCGGTCGGGAGTATCCATCCACAGGATCGTATCCTCGAAGAACATGAAAGGCTCCCCAAGCGGGGTGCGAAAGAAACGTGCCCCGTGAGCGATAAACCAATCATAGGCCGCTTCTGCTGCCTTCGCGTAATTCGGTGAGCCGCGTTCTTCCTCGGTGTCGAACAACACCTCCTCGATCCGAGCCCGGCAGGAACCATGCAGCGCGTCTGTGTGCGGCCTTTCCTTCTTCCTGTCCTGTCTGGTGTGTGAGCGTCGATCCTTCTGTACCGCACGAACCTGGCTGCGCAGAGTACCCAAAGACAAACCTGATTTCCCGAACCGTTCTTGGATAAGCTTCAAGTATCGGTCCTGTTCCAAAGGGGTCAGGCAAGCGATCTCGCTAAGGACCGGCTCCAACAATCGGTTGCGTTCATCCTCGGGTACCTCGCTCGGCAACCGCGAAATGGCGAACTCAAGGGGCGTTTCGGCCTTCTCCAGCAACGCCTCAAAGTCCTGAGCCGAGTGACCCGCTGCGAAGTAGTCGTTGACGTCGATCTTGGCATCGGAGAGCAGACGCTCGGCATCGCGGATTTCATCCGGGGATCGGCCTTCGAGGCGCTTGGCCAGTTCCCGTGCCCCCACCGCGGCGTCGAGGCCGAACCGCACCCGCAGTTCCCGGCGGGCGTTCTCGCGTCCTTCGTCCAGGGGAAGAACCACGAGTCGTGTCTGTATCCTGTGCTCGGAAAGCACCGCGGCGGTCTTGAGCGCGCCGTTCAACCCAGCCTGGGAGATCTCGTTGTCCTGGCAGATGTAGACAGTCTTCACGTTGCGAAGACGCGGCAGCAGCCGCTCCCAATCCGCTTCGCGGATGCGGACGGTCACTGGCGAGACTGCCGGGAAGCCATGTTCCATGAGTGATATGCAGTCGGTCACACCCTCGGTGATGATCAACCGCTCAGGTCCGGCGAGCAGACAGTCCTCGTTGTAGAGATGGCTGTTGTCGATACACGGTGCGATGTGCCGCCGGGTGTTTTCGTCGTGGACGGGCAGCTTCTTGTACTTGCCCTGCTCCCATGGTTGATCCGGTGTCCACGGGGTCCTGCGGCCGATCATGAACACGACGCGGCCGCGACTCCAGTAGGGAAACACGATGCGCCGCTCGAAGAACGGATCGAGCCCGTCCTGGTTGGTCGGGCGGAACGCGCCGGATGCGGCCAGCTCCCGCGGGGTGAAACCGAGGTCATGGCCGGTCAGTTTCCGGATGACGCCACCTTCTCCGTCGTTGTCCGCATAGCCGATGCGGAGCCTGTCGACCGTCTCCGCGGACAGGCCGTACTTGGAGTGGAGCCATTCGAGGACCTCGGGAGTGTCCTTGAGCCGTCCGTGATAGTGTTCCGCCAGCGCCGTCAGCACCTCGTGGACCCGCACCTCGATCAGGCGTTCGGCCTCCGCTTCTGCCAGTTCCTCAGGCGAGAGCCCATACTTGGCCAAAGACGGCAGCCCTGCCTTGGCCGCGAGGAAATCGCGGGCACGCTGATGGCTCTCCGGCATGGGGCCGGACTGGCCCCGCGTCACCTGACCCGACTGGATGAACTCCACGAGCTGAAGCACGTCGCCGCCCACACCGCAGCCGAAACAATACCAGCCCTGCTTGTCGAGCATGACGTGAAGGGACCGGTGCGATTGGCTCTTGTGGTTTGGGCAGTCGCATTGGAGCAGGCGGTCGGATTCGTGCATGACACGGGTGCCGAGGAGTTCCCGGGCGACCGCGCCGATATCGATCTCGGTGATCCGCCGGTAATAGTCTTTCACATTGCTTAGCCGCTCAACTGCCACTTAGGCTCCATTTCCGCCAATATCCGCGCTGATTGATACTTACCGACCGGAAACGCATTCTGACGGCGACCGGGAAACGTGTTGCCTTTCGTGCTCAGAAATGTTATTATTTGATATTTAATGCTCACGAGTGGAGATGGAGACGGCGGTTCATGACTACCTGGTTGACTCTGGAAGAAGCAGCGAAGCACTTGAAAATCGGCAAGTCCACGATCTACCGTCTGGCTCGTGAAGGCGACCTACCGGCCCACCGGATGGGCCGGGTCTGGCGGTTTGATGCTGAGGAACTGGACGCGTGGGTGAAGAGAACCCCGTCAGAAGACAATAAGCCAAAGAAATCAAGGTAGCTCGTGAACGAACAGCAGACTCCTATCCCTGAAGCACACAAGGCCGTTCGACTGGTTGATTATCTCCTGCGACTGGCGTCCCTACGATCCAAGTTGGTCCGACAAATATCTGAATATGAAAAGGTCCTCTGGCTTTCAGCGGTTCCACATAAGCGGGGCTGTTTCACACAGGCTTGGGGACGTAACGAGGATTATGATTCTGATGTCTGGATTGAAATTCAAACTCGACATGAACCCGAATTGCCGAGTGTCCCCGATCAATGTAGAGATTGGATCAACATCGGGGCTCTTCGAAATAAGAACGATATTCCTGAACTGAAAACAGAGATCGCCCGGCAGATCAAGAATCCGGGATGGCAAGAAGGGACTGACCAACCAGAATATGTTTCAAACACCGAGCGCCTTGAAGATCTTCCTGATATCCAAAAAGTATGGGAACGATATCTCGACAAAAGATGGCTTCCATGGGTTGATGACCACAACGATTGGGAAAGTGTTCATAAGGTATATTCTACGCTCTTTTCCATCCATCAAGAGCAGCTTCGACTTGGCGAGGAGTATGAACTCATTCTCGGATTTGGTTTGCTTACTTGGCAAACGCCAACCGGACAAACTGTACGTCGACACCTGATAGTGGCAGATGCCATATTAGAGTTTGAAGCTCGTTTGGGAAAATTCACTGTCCGTCCCCACACCGAAGGCGCCAAGCTGCGTCCCGAACTCGATATGCTGGACATCGAGGAGCAACCGGCACGCGCGGAGGAAACCGCGAAGGTTTCATTGGTCGCAGCCGAAGACGATCCATGGGAAAAAGGTAGTGTCGAAGGCGTCCTTCAGGCCCTTGTGCACTCGATTCACTCACGAGGCGATTATAACGACTCGCTGGAAGCGAAGAACATCCGCGCCTCGGCTAATCCCATTGTGGAATATGCTCCGGCTTTGATCCTGCGAAAGCGTTCCGCCAAAGGTCTTACCGAAACCTTGAGACGGATCAAGGAGCAGATCGAGGACGGAAAATACATCCCTGGCGAGTTCGCAGACCTTGCGGAAATTTGTCCGGAGGATGTTCACGAACCGAGCGACGAACCGGAAGAGGTCAGCGTCGCATTCGATGGTGAGGTTTTCTTTCCCAAGCCATCGAACGATGAGCAACGACGCATTGTGGATAAAATTCGAGCGGCGAGCGGCGTGCTTGTGCAAGGGCCGCCCGGCACGGGAAAATCCCACACCATTGCTAATCTGATTTGCCATTTGCTTGCCACGGGACAGCGAACGCTCATCACGGCGAAAACGCCACGTGCGCTTCAGGTTCTTGAAAGGCTTGTGCCTGATGAATTGCGTCCCCTCTGCATCAATCTGCTTGGCAGCGGACTTGAGGAACGCCGCTCTCTCGAATCCAGCGTTGGCGGCATTCTGCGGAAGAATGAAGAGTGGAACGAAGGTCGCGCCGAGCGTGAACGTACGGAACTTGAAAAGCGCTTGCGGGAACTCCGCGAGGAGAGGACCAAGGTTAACCGGCGGCTCCGCGACATCCGGGAGTCCGAAACGCATACTCAGTCTATCGCGGAAGGAGCCTATCAAGGCACGGCAGCAAGAATCGCCGAAGCGGTGAATCGGGATCGAGTCGAGTTCGAATGGTTCACGGATTCCGTTCCTGTGGACAAGACGTGTCAGATCTCTGCAGACGAATTGCGGAGCATTCTGACAGCCTTGCGCCAATTCACGCCAGAGAAGCGGAGGGAATTGGGTTTTGGATGGCCCGACGCGTTGCCGTCTTCTGAACGCTTTACCAATCTCGTAAGGAATGAGGCAAACGCGGCTGAAGAAGAGCAGAACTCGGCAAATGGAGCCGATGAACGGCTTGCCGAGCTGTTGGCTAAAAACAACCCTCCGGTCATCGAGGTAATTCGTGACGAGTTTTCAGCTTTTCAAAACACCCGCAAAAGGCTTCTCGCAATGCCGCATACATGGATGAAGGATGCCTTGTGCGATGTTCTTGGCGGCAACTCATCCCTGTGGCATGAACTGCTGCGTGTTACGAAAGACGTAATTGCTTCAATTGGAGAACTCGTTGCGACAGCCGATGAAACCCGAATCGAACTTCCGGATAGTCCCGAAATCAGATCGTTGTATGAAGATGCCTGCAGATTGAAAGAGCACATGGAGAATGGTGGGAAACTGGGTTGGTGGTTGTTTCGGCCTAAGCCTGTGAAAGAACGGTTATGTTTTATCAAGACTGTGAAGATTGGCGGACGCCCATGCTCCACAATCGAACATTTCTCAAGTATTGCTGACGCCTTGCACGTTCGCATTGAATGCGAAAGGGCATGGGGTTTCTGGAAGGGCCGGAGTGAAACAGTTGAAGGGCCGTATGCTCTACAATTGACCGGCCTGAAGTCGTTGCGCGATGCGCTCGAAAATACCTTGACCCTTGAAGAACTCATTGCCAAGTGCCGGGAAGCGATAAGCAAACACTCAGGCGTAAGCGAGCCAGTATGGGCCGATGAATCTCAAATCGAAAGGATTGTCTCCTCGTGCCATCTCGCATTGGCCCGCATCTCCAAGCGGCTTGCTACCGAGGAAATCCAAAGTATTGAGACTCCGATTTCTATCATTGCCGCCAAGGGTAACGCACATCCGGTGACAAACGATTTGCTGATATCTATTCGCAGCCGCAACTTGGAAAAGTTCATGCAGTGCGTTAATTCAATCCAGGGTTTGGAAAAACAGCGTCAGCGCCTTCAGGAGGTGGACGAAGATATCTCGAAATTGCGACGTTTACTGCCGCGGTTCACGAATTCACTGGAACAAACCTGCGATGAGGCATATTGGGAGGAGCGAGTCCTGCGCCTGAGCGATGCTTGGCATTGGGCGCAGGCGCGGTACTGGATCGAGGATTACATCCAGCAGGAAGACGTTCCGGCGCTCGCTAAACGAGCCAAGCAGATAGAGGACGAGATAAACGGCATTATCGCGAAACTTGCCTCGCTTCATGCCTGGTCGTTCTGTTTCTCGCGGCTCAAAGAAGACCATCGCCGACACATGGAAGCTTGGCAGCTGTCCATGCGGCGGCTTGGCAAGGGGACGGGGAAGCATGCGCCGCGCCATCGGCGCGAGGCTCAAGGGCATCTCAATGAATGCCGCGAGGCGGTTCCGGCGTGGGTGATGCCGCTACACCGCGTATGGGACACGGTATATCCCGCACCAGGCATATTCGACATAATTATCGTTGACGAAGCTTCTCAGTGCGGCGTCGAAGCACTTCCACTGTTCTATCTGGGCAAGAAGATACTGATTGTTGGTGATGACAAGCAGATTAGCCCCGATGCGGTAGGTTTACCTCGCGATGCTGTACATCGCCTAATGGAAGAGTTCCTTCACGATTTTCACTTCAAGTCATCGTTCGATATTGAGAGTAGCCTGTTCGATCACGGGAAACTCCGGTATGGAACGCGGCGTATCACGCTACGCGAGCACTTCCGTTGCATGCCGGAGATAATCCGTTTCAGTAACGATCTTTGCTATTCGGATACACCGCTGATTCCCTTGAGGCAGTATGGCCCGAACCGGCTGCCGCCGCTTGAGCATGTCTTCTTGAGCGGCGGGTATCGCGAAGGTTCAAACAATCGGACGATTAACCGACCGGAAGCCGAAGCCATTGTCGAAAGGATCGCGGAGATTTGCGACGATTGCCGGTACGATGGCAGGACTATGGGCGTGGTGGTGCTTCAAGGCGAGGCACAAGCGCAGTTGATCGAAAATCAATTACTCGAACGCCTAGGAGCCGAGGAAATGGAACGCCGGCGTCTGGTCTGTGGCAATCCTTACGGCTTCCAGGGTGATGAGCGCGACGTCATGCTGCTGTCGCTTGTCGCAGCAAGCAATGAGAGGATCGGCCCTTTCACAAAGGCGTCGGATGAGCGACGATTTAATGTCGCGGCCAGCCGCGCTAGAGATCACATGGTTCTTTTCCATTCTGTCACTTGCGATGAACTCAGCACACATGATTTGCGGCGAAGGTTGCTCGAGTTCTTCGAGAACACAAAGCCACAACAGATTGCCGGAATTGACAGGGATGAACTGGAGCGCCGGGCGGCTCAGGACAACCGGCGCGTTGTGAAGCCTCCCGCGCCATTCGACAGCTGGTTCGAGGTTGACGTTGCCTTGGAACTTCTTCGCAGAGATTTCACTGTGCTTGCCCAACACGAAGTTGCAGGAAAGCGAATCGATCTGGTTGTTGAAGGTGGCCGGGCGAGGTTGGCGGTCGAATGTGATGGTGACAAGTGGCATGGACCCGACCGTTACGAAGAAGACATGCAGCGCCAGCGACAATTGGAACGTTGCGGTTGGGAGTTCTTTCGAGTGAGAGAAGCGGCATACTACGCAGATAATAACTCTGCACTTCAACAGCTCTGGTCAATGCTAGAAGAAAGGGGCGTTTTCCCCCGTTCATGCTTTGGTGATTCGAGCATTGATGTCTTCGAGGCTGAACCCGAAACTGAGGATGGGCAGAGTTTTGAGGAGTCTGATAATGATGAAATGGAAGAAGATGAGAATCCCATCGATGATGATGAAACACCCGGAGATAGATGCGACTCTCCCGCTTTATCTGGTCGGCGTGCGGAAGAAGTGTCCACAACGGAGATCAAGAATGCTATCGTCAATGTGTTGTCCAAATGCCCAAACCAGTCTTGTACTATCCATTCTTTAGCCTCTCGTGTTCTCAAAGAAGTGGGTGTTCTGACGCGTGGATATCCTCGCAAGGTCTTCGAGCGTCGAGTAATGCGTTGCCTAAATACTCTGGAAGAACAGGGTATGATAGAAAAATACAAAGCCAAGAACAATCGGATCAGGCTCTTAGAGGAAATGACCTAACAACCGCATTAGCTGGAATGGCTATTCCGCCGCGCTCCATAGCAGCAGGTGAACTCAGTCGTTCGCCTTTCAACGTCGCGATGCCTTCCCGTGCAGTTGTATTTGGAATCCTTCACCAATCCGATAGGCTACAACGGACGTTTTCTTGTCATTGAGCAAGCAGCAGCGAGAGAAACGTCTTTCGCTCATCCTGTCTCCGCTTCTTTGCGCAGTTTGCGATTCCCCAGCGGTCACCGATAATGACTGCCGTCTCCTTTGCCCGGGTGACACCTGTGTAGAACAGGTTCCGGTGGTGCATGAAGGAATGGGATTTGTGGACCACCACCACGGCGCATGGAAACTCGGAGCCTTGTGCCTTGTGAATGGTGAGGGCGTAGGCAAGCTGGATATCCTGCATGTTTGGCGACCCGGCTTCGATCTCTACCGGCATTCCGTCGAACTCGATAATGAGCGAACCGTCCCGCGCGACATTAGTAACAACACCCACAGCGCCGTTCATCACCCCTAATTCGTAGTTGTTCCGGGTCTGGATGACCTTGTCCTGGGGGAGCAGCTTCGGCCTGCGACCGGGCGGGACAACCGGAACCTCCACGCCCCACAGCTTCTGTTGGATCAGACGCTGTAACCTCCGGTTCAGGTCGCGCGTGCCGAGAGGCCCCTTATGGGTCGGTGTCAATACCTGAACATCCGACACCAGGTTAAAACCGAGCCGTTTGTCGAGCACGTTCTCGAACAACTCGAGAAGGAAACGTTGGGCGTCCCATTGGTCGGTAAACTGATCCACCAGGTACCACGCACGGCGGCCGGGGCCATCCGGCTCGCTGGTCTTGCGTACCTCGCCGTTCAGAATCGCGATGCTGTTTTCCTTGAGCACGCCTGCCTGTCTGACAACCTTATCGAGGATGACCGCCGGCACCCCTCGCGACTGGACGAGATCTCGTAGCAGGTTGCCGGGACCTATAGGAGGAAGCTGGTTATGATCGCCAACCAGGACAACGGCAGTCGTCTCATGGTTGATCGCCTGAAACAGACGCCAGGCCAACGGCACGTCCACCATAGAGACCTCATCGACAATGATCACGTCGGCGTCGATGGGATTGTCCGGACCGCGACCGTAGTCCTTGCCGTTGAAACCGAGCAACCGATGAATCGTGCTCGCAGAGTGTCCGACGACTTCTTCGAGGCGTTTGGCTGCCTTGCCGGTTGGCGCGGCGAGAACGACACGCAGACCGCGCTCCGCGTAGATGCCTGTAATCGCCGAGATCGTGAATGTCTTACCGCTTCCCGCCCCGCCGGAAACGAGAGAGACGGAATGCCGCAGAGTGATGAGCGCGGCTTCCCGCTGACCGTCATTGAGTTCAGGAGCAATCTGCTGCACGAGGGATTCAAGATTATCAGCGCTACTGAAATGAGGATTGGGGCGAGTAGCGTGCTGAAACAGCGCCGCCAAGTCCTCCTCCATCTTGCGGATATCCGGTCGGGCGACGAGGAACCGTCCGCCGTGTGCGGAGCAAGAGAGAGTGTTATCATCAATGAGCTTACTTAGTGCTTCTTCGATCCGGTCGCGGCTGTCGAGGACATCCATGACAAGCAGCGTGTTGGCCTGGTCGATCAGTTCCTCATACTCGATCCAGCAATCGCCTTGCTCCAGCGCCGTCGACACGCAGTGGAGGATTCCAGCGCGGATACGGGCCGGGTCATCTTTGGCCGTTCCCATCTTGCGGGCAATCTTGTCGACGCGTTTGAATCCGAGACCGCGCACCTCGCGAACGATGATGTACGGGTCGGTCTTGAGCAGCGCCAGCGCGTCATTACCGAATTTCTTGATTAGGGTCGTCACCAGGTGATGGGTGAGCCCGAACGCGGCCAGCCATGTGATTGCCTTGTTGGTTGTCCTGGTTCTGCACCACTCGTCGCGCAGCCTTTCGACAACCGCCAGGGGGACTTTTGCTATCTCGGCGACCGCTTCCGGTTCTTCAACGATCACCCTGTCGAAATCGGCTCCGAAACGTTCTGCGATCAACCGCGCCTTGACCGGTCCGATGCCCTTTATATCCGGGTGATTGGCCAGATAGTTAGCGAGCCCTTCGGTGTCCAGATCGAGATCATACTCCATGGTTTCGACCTCGAACTGGCGGCCATACTTGGGATGTGTTATCCAGCTACCGCAAAGTACGACTTGCTCGTGCTCGCGGGCATACAGCTTTCCGGCGAATTGAATCTTGTCCCCGGACGGTGTCACCAATCGACCCGCTGAGAACCGGGGGCCTGCATAGAAGACCGTATCGATCCGCCCTCGAATTGTCGTTTGTGCCTGTTTCAAATAACCACCTCTCAGCGAGCCACAGCGCACAGCGCGACCCCGCGCCAATCTCTCAGTGTTCACTTACCGGAGTAAACTGCGGACTGTCGGGAGGCGGGTCAGTTGGCGGAATCGGAATTGGTTTTGACTTTGAGGGGTTCGAGAAGCTATATTGTTCTGAGAGAATGTGATGAAAGCACTATGTGGGCGGTATGAGTCTGTAGACGATTTGTAGTCGAAAAACGAAGGTGTGTTATACAGAAACCATATAAACATTCTTATGTGGCCCGGAGCGAACGATGAGTGAGACGCTGCTGTGGATCATCCTGGTCGTCACCGTAGTAACAGCGCTCCTAGCGATTGCTTCGCTCCTTCGCTCTTGGCGGGGTTATCAGGGTGCCGGCAAAGAGGTGCGCGACGAACTCCGTGCGGGCCGAGAGGAAGCTCGAGCTGCGGGGAAGGAACTGCGCGAGGAAGTTTCGGGCAGCCTGAAGTCTAGTACGGACACGATTTCCAAGACTCTGGAAGCGGTAGCCAAGCCCCAGCAGGTCGAACTTGAGGGCATGACCAAGCAGCTGAAGCAGCTCGCCGAGTCCAACCAGACCGCGCTGGACCGCATCCGGACCACCTTCGACTCCCGCGTCAAGGAACTTCAGGAGGGCAATGAGAAGAAGCTCGACGAGATGCGCAAGACTGTTGACGAGAAGCTGCATGACACGCTTGAGAAACGGCTTGGTGAGTCGTTCAAGCTCGTGAGCGACAGGCTAGAGGCCGTCCACAAGGGGCTGGGAGAGATGCAGACTCTGGCCACCGGAGTTGGTGACCTAAAGCGAGTTCTGACCAATGTGAAAGCACGCGGTACGTGGGCCGAAGTTCAACTCGGTGCACTGCTTGAGCAAGTCCTTACTCTCGATCAATATGAGAGGAACGTCTGCGTAAAGGCAGACTCCTCGGAGAGGGTAGAGTATGCCGTTCGATTGCCGGGTCCAAAGGATGAGCCTGGGAGCCATATCTGGCTTCCAATCGACTCGAAATTTCCTCAGGAGGACTACCTGCGTTTGCAGGAGGCTGCGGAGAAGGCCGACCCGATCGCCGTTCAGACAGCCGCGGATGCTCTCGCCCGAACGGTTCGAAGTGCCGCAATGGACATTCACGACAAGTACGTGAATCCACCCAGTACAACCGATTTCGGCATTATGTTTCTCGCAACGGAGGGTCTGTATGCAGAGGTGTTGCGACAACCTGCCTTGGTAGATGATCTCCAGCAGCGCTTTCGTGTTGTCCTCGCGGGGCCCACTACGTTGCTCGCGATCCTGAGTAGCCTTCGAATGGGATTCCAAACGCTCGCCATCGAGCAGCGTGCTTCGGAGGTATGGCGCGTCTTGGGGGCGGTCAAGACCGAGTTCGCAAAGTTTGGTGATGTGCTCGACAAGGTAGGAAAGCAACTCAACACCGCAAGCCGCACGATTGAGCAAACCGGTGTGCGTAGCCGCGCACTCGAACGAAAGCTCCGGTCAGTTGAACAATTGCCTGAAGGGGAGGCATCAGCGATTCTCGCTTTGCCAGACGGTGCTATCCCGACTGCTGAAGAGGATCTGGGAGAGACGGCTCCTGAAGATGAGGCGACGAATTCGGGAGAACAAGACTAAGAACATCTACTATCAGCGACGCGAGTCGGCCACATAACAATCGCTTGCAGCGGACGGTCCGCTGCGTTGCCTAGGCACGTGGCGATTCAAGAGATGCAGTATTACAACATCGTTTCGAAGTCCATGGGCGTTATCAATAGACCATATAAACACTGTAATGGCCCTCATGCACGAGCCTAAGATCGAGGTTGAATAATGGTTCGCTCACACTTTGTCGTAGTTGCAGACGAGAACGGACAGCCGTCTAAGCACCCATTAAAGAGATGGTTGAGAGATAACCCGAGCGAAAACCCGCCGGGCCTGCATCCGAGCGAAAACACTTCTCACGCTCTCAGAGGCGGGCTGAAAAAGCTCGGATGGAAGCTTGAATTCGCTCCTAATGAGGTCCTCATCATCAAACCAGACGCCCAAGGCCAAACGGCTTACTCTGACGAGCTTGTAGAGGAGGCCGATATCGAAGATTCGCCGGAGGCCTCTGAAGCACTCGAAGAGTCGGCCGAACTACAGTTTGGTCTGGAGAAGGACCTCCAACTCGCTCTTCGGGCAGACATTGGGCAGCTCGATCCTGGATTGTCCATGATCGACGGCGGAACCGAATTCTCGACAGGCGCTGGCCGCGTCGACATACTTGCCAAGGATGCTCAGGGCACCACTGTTGTTGTTGAGTTGAAGGCCGGTCGAGCTGACACGCGGGTAATAGCACAAGTGCTGGCTTACATGACGACGGTCGCTGCCGAGAAAAGTATGCCCGTACGAGGAATCATTGTTGCGGGCGACTTCGATGAGCGAGTGGTTCTCGCTGCGCGTGCGGTGCCGAATCTGGAATTGAAGCGCTATTCATATCAGTTTAAATTCGATCAGGTTGAGTGACAACGACGCATAACATATCATTCGATCCGACTCCTCTCCTTCGGCTCGCAGCGGGTCAGTTAAATCGTTTTCTTCTCACTTTCTTTCGCTCACATCTCATCAAATAGCCCTCGACGAAGCGGCAGGCGGCCTGCCGGTCCGAGCAGAAGAAGACCGGGACGCCGAAGTCGACGATAATGGAAAGGACACTTCCGAGAACGGCGTTGGGATGTGCTCCGGAACGGTAGCGACCGCCGAGGATGTCGCTAAGGCCGGCCTCAACCACGATGCACGCTGATTCATATCCTGCAAGACACTGAAGTTCCCTCTTGAACCGTTTCCGAGAACGGATGACGGTGGAGACGAAGTCCTCGATAGTCTTGCGCTCCACCGCCACCGAGTCCTCACGGCCGTCGATGGAGTAATCCCCGGCAGGGAGTGCCTTGCGAGAAACAATCACATGCTTAGGATTGAATGCGTAGGGTTCCTGTTCCCGCGTGTCGACGACAATGGTAACGCGGTCCTCGCCCGTCTGCGGTGCTGAATCCTGCATAATCGGCTAAAACGGCTGGAGGGCGTCCTTGGCCGCCGTATCGTATTCGTCCCCGCCGTCTTCGAGCACGATGCGCCGGTTGAAGTAGACGTTTTCGTTTTCGCCCCGGGTACGCTTGGTGACCTCTATCTTGACGTTGAGTAGCTTGTCCAGGCTGTTGGGAAGCTCGGAGAGCCTTTCGAGATCAAGTCCGCAGGTATGCAGATCTGTCTTGAGCCACTTGATGTTCTCGCGGGTCGCTATCACGTTGTTGCGCCAAAGGAGCCTTCCGCGAAACTGCGGCGCGATCACTCGAAGCGTCCATTTGAGCATGGGGTTGCCCGATGTCTGCGCGCGGGTCAGCTCCACCCGCTCGACGTTCACCTGGTATTTGCCGTCGGGAATCGGTTCGAACTCCCGGTCTTCGACTTCGGCCTGCGCGAAATCATCGTCGAACTGTGCAAGGTCGAGGTCCTCCGAGCTGAGGGCCTGGTCGTTGTGTCCGTAATCTTCGTTCTGCATGGTTGTATCCTCTATCTATGGGTTATTTACCGGTGGGAACGGGCTTCTTGTCCCGCGTATCCCCCGGTGCCGAGGTCGACCGAGAGGCACCCGCCTTGGGTGCGGCGGCCGGCCTGTTGAACGCGTCAGTGAACTTGGAAAAGTCGAGGTCAATGGTTTCGGGCAGACGGCCCGTCCGATCACCTGCCTCGTAGTGCGGACTTGGCTTGGTGCGCATGACGCGGCGATAGGAGGTCTTTCCCTCCTCGTCGGCTACCGCCTCGAGGTCGCAGTAGAGGATGAGGTCGACCATCCCCAGCACGATCTTGCGGGCTTTGTCGGGCAGAGTCGGAACGATCCGTGTGAATTTCCCGGTGCGTGTCTCGATCTCTTTCTCCACCGAATGGGAAACGAGGAATAGTCCGTATGGAAGGAACGCCAGCTTGGTCAGGACACGATGCAACTCGTTGTTGATCAGTGCCCAGCCCTTGCCGTAGCCGAGGTCGGATTCGTGCTCGATTTTGAACTTGGCGCAGATATAGTCGCCACACATTCGGTAGGCGTTGTCAATCGTGTCGACGATGACTGTCTTGAATGGATGCTTGCCCTCGGCGATCTCATTGCATGCGGCGAGCAATTCGTCCCATGAACGGATGGGAACTTGGTACACATCCAAGGCGTTCAGCCCCGGCTCGGTGGCCAGGAACAGGGCCCCATCGGAATGCGAGCACCAGGTCGATTTGCCGATCTTGCTGCGCCCGTACACAAGCACGGTCAGATCGGCCAGGTTCTGTTTCTGCGGTGTTGTCTTGGTCGGTAGCATGTGTCTTCTCCTTTTCTTGTCCTCAAAACGCCGGAGTCTCATTCACGGAGGCTTCGTCCCGCAGCTCTTCATGCGGGGGGACTTTGCGGTAAAGGTTGTCGATGACGTTGGGACTGCCGTCGGAACGGCAGAGCGGGAAATACGCGCAGGGTCGCCGATAGTGGAAACAGAAGGCAGTGTTCTGGTAGAAAATGCCGCGCCGTCGGGCGTCGAGAAACGCCTGGGTCAGCTCCCACAGCTCGGCCTGCAGCGTCTCGAAGCGGTCGCGCGAGATGTAGAGCATCTCCCGGTGGAACATGCCCGGTTCGGCGTACTTGGCGGCCAGCCGTTCCTGGAAAGCGTCATCGCTTTCCGGGAGTTGGCGTTTGGCGCTGGTCTTCCCGGTCTTCGATTTCGCGATCAACGCCGCACAGCGGGCTTGGTACTCGGCCTCGGTCTCGCCGCGGCCTTGTTGAAGGCGCGCTTTGACCAGGATGTTGTAAAGCACCCCGGCGATGCGGATGCCGAGCGCCTGCTCGACGTAGCGGGAATACAGCACGATCTGGAAATCGGTCCACAATCGTTCCAGGTAATCCGCGTCTAGCTGAGAGGCGGTCTTGTGTTCGAGCAGGTAATGCTCGTCACCGGTGCGGACGATTCCATCCACGCGCCCGGCCAGCACGAAGCTCCTTGATGATGCCCCCGTGGCCGGGTTGATGATCTTCCCGTCGAAGGTTCTCTCAAGGGATACGACATCGAATTCCTCTGTCGGGTAGCACGACGCATAGCCCTTCATCATGGCGACAGCCAGGTGCCAATCGCGTTTCTGGGCGTCGTCCTGATTCCGATTCGGGTAGGTCCGGTCGATATTGTCGAGGACCGCTTCCAGATTTCCGGTGCCGTGCCAGACCTCCAGGCATTGATGGATCACCGTCCCGAACGCCAGGTTGTGATCCTGCTCCAGGGGGACCAACTCGTGGATGTAACGCCATTCGCACGCCTTGCGGCAGTTGCGGAACAGGCTCCACATGGAGTAGGTGGTGGTCGTGGTCACACCCATCACGCGGCCCCCGTGGCTTTCAGCTCAGGGGAGACCGGATGCGCGTGTCCCACCCGTTCGACCTTGAACGCCTCTTCACCGAACTCGCGGGAAAGGAACCCGGTAAAAATCCTGGCGATGGCACGTCCGACATCGGTCGCCGCATCCACCACGCAGGAACGCTTTTTCGAGTCCAGGCAGAAAGACGCATCGAGTCGTACCAGGGCGCGGCCGTGCAGGCTCTCGGCGGCAAGCACAGCCAGGAGTAGGGACTCTTCGACATCCTGGATCGGGACCTTGGAATCGAAGTTGTATCGGTAGAGTTCTCGGTTCATGATCTATTCCTCCATTCCGTTCAGTGCGGTCCATTGGAGGGCGCGCCCGGGCCGGGTACTTTCGGCGACCTTTCGGATGCCTTTCGTGTATCCGACCCGGTCAATACCTACCGGAAGCGACCCTGGACCGTCGGACGGTCAGAGGTAGTCCTTCAGTCCGGCGTCCTCGAAGAACGCGCGCAGCTTCTTGATGGATTCGTAGATCGTGCCCCGCGGAATTCCGGTGTCGCGGGAGACTTCGGTGACGGTATCGGTATCTAAGCGCTCGCAAAGTTCTCGAAGTTCGGGTGGCAGTTTCTCGATAGCCTTCTGTACATCGAGGGAAAGATCGCGCAACTCCCACGTGGGTCGTGAGGACTTGCCAGTACGGCGCAGGTAGTCTTCCTGGTCGATAGTCTCCATGCGCTCCACGGAGCCGCCTTCTTCGTCCTCGAACCGGTCGTTCAGGGAACACCGGCAGAGGCGGTAATCTCGCATGGCGGCTTTCTGTGATTCGATTATGGTGGCGATCTTGTGCTCTACCACCCGGGCGATGAAGGTATTGCGCTGTGCACGTTTGGGATTGTATTTCGGGAGTCGTCGGAGCAGGTCCAGCAACATTTCCTGCTCCAGGTCTTCGCGGTCGGACTCGGTGAATCCGACCCGTCCGACCAATTGTCTTGCCTTGAACTTGATGAGTTGAACGGCATACTCGTCGACTGCTTCGGGGTGATTATCGAAACCCATTTGGACCTCCTCGTGGCCGAGGGGGTGTGGGTGCCGATGGAAGCAGTGACCACTATGAGAAGAGGCGTTGCAGGCTCACCGCGTCAGCGGCACCCACAACGCCTCCACTTCGTGGCCGGTTAGTTGTCTGGTGACTTTATCTGATGGTCCGGGAACTACACCCGAACCGTCTCTTCCAGTATTATGCGGAAGGGGAGTCCATGTTTGATTTCCAGACTCTTCACCGTTCCGTTACCCAAGCAGTCGAGTTGCGCAAAGAACTCGATCACCTGGGATTTCAAGGCGAAGTCTTCGACCGACATTTCTTGTCTGGGGCCGTTCTCTCCACCAAATTTGATCTCGCGAACCACCTGCGGGGGCGAATCGAAATCCGGCTCGCCATCCTTCACGGCTAGGTTCTCTATCCGTCCGAAACTGATCTCCTGCATCAGCTCGATCAGGCGTCTCCTGGCAGGAGTCAGGGTTGCCTTTGTCGCTACATCCGTCATGTCACACCTCCGGTCTGTCTCATCAGGGCAAAGAGAAACCCCCGAGAGGTTGGCCCGGCGAAAGGCTCTCTCGGGGGTTGCTTCAGCGCCCTGTGAGCGTTGTTGCCTGAATTGATCGGTCGCCGGACCAAGCCTTCATGTTGAAGGCGTGACAACCGGCGTCGCGGGCGCGACAGGAGGTGTCGCGGAAAGAAAAATCAAATAACTATGTGGTCCAGGATGTGGGTTGATCGGGTTGGTAGGACAAGAACTCCCCGATCTTCAAAGCGTTATTCAGATGCTGCCAAAGAGGCTGGTGCTCTTTCTTGATGGCTTTCAAGGCTCGGTGGATGGCAATAGAAACCGCTTGGCGATGTCGTTCTCGGTCGCTTGATGCTTCTCGGGTCCTGCCACCAAGACTGTGCGCACGACCGAGTTCAGATAGGATGATATCCCGCTCCTCTATGAGGCGGGCTTTACGTTCGAAATCGTTGTTGGTTTCCGCTTCGGGTAGTTCTTCGTCAATCTCGGAGATTCGCTTGCTGTATTCCCGGCGCGCTTGGTCGTCGACGACTTCGCCAGCAGAGCCGAGAACTATAGTGTTGTCCTTGCCGATACCTACGTCCCTCAGCGCTGCGGCGTGAACGTCTTGGCCACCGCTTTGAAGAAGTCGGCAGATGTAGGTCATGCCCACGGAATCCCCGACGCTTTTCGGGACGCCATCATAGACGACAAGCCAGGTCTTTCCCTGCTTCTGGAATACTCGCCGGTCTTTCGGATATTCCTCGGCCAGTAGGGACCTAGCGCCGCCCACGATGCCAGTCCAATTCATCGAGAAAGTCCCTTGGTCGAGGTCACTATCCATGGCGGCAACAATGATTCCCGACGCATCCAGTATCCTCCGCCCTTCGGGCGAGAGCGCAATGCCCCGGGTCGTCAGCACAACAACCTTTTGGGCGTTTGGGGATCGTTCCAGACGTTGGCACTTAGAGAGGAAATCCATTTCGTCTGCGTTCATAATCGAGAAGTAAACATTCAGGCTTCCGATGCCATCGACTAGCTTTTGGCCCAACGGAATCAAACCGTCGTGATTCTCAAAGCCGCTTCCGCTGATACCATTCTCACGACGGATCACCGCAGCGAGCTTTGGCAGGGAGATTTCGTACTGCCGAACGTCGTCCTCGGTGAGTGGTATCGGATCGAAATAGTCGTCCTCATCCGCAACCCCGAACATGCCTCTAGAGGTCTGCCGGACAACTAGGTTATCCCCAGTAGGCAGATGCTTTGGGCGCGGAATTTCCGTGGGTCTGGATGTTTCCCGCAGGATTCCCTCTGCACGAAGAACCCTGAGTTCCTTTTCAGTGAACCGCTCCAGTTCCCTGTGAAGGAAGACGGGACACTCGACTTGGTCGAGGCGCAGGAGCACAAAGTGGAGGAGCGTTTCAGTCAATGACGATCCCCCAGTTTCTCAGATAGCGGAATACATCTTCGGCATGCGTGGCCCGCTTGAACTTGATCTTGTTGGTGCCGGAAAGTTCGATGCGTTTTCCTCGCTGATCGTCCGGGAACATAATCTTGAACACGACTCGCCGGATTGTACCGCCTGCCAAGCGCTTGCGGAGATAGTTCTTGTCTAGAGTCTCCAGCACGTTCTTCGACCGAACCATAAAGGAGGGACCGTGCACTTGTTTCAGGCTGAAATGAAGCTCTGCGAGGAAGGCTGAGTGATCCTCGTCAACCGGCATATCGAAGTCTTCCTCCGCTATCCTGGCGAGATTGAGCCGATCCGCCGATCCAGGTGAGTCGAAGAAGTCACTGTCCCTGAGGCAACACTCCGCAAACACCTTGCGCAGCATGGTCTCCTCCTTCTCAAAGCTGGCTTCGATTTCTACCTGCCCGGTATGATTGTTATAGCTGATGAAGTCTTGCTGCGCTGGACGCAGGATGGTCGGCGACACTTTCAGCCTCGTGCGGGTTCCTTTGAAAATCAGCTCCGCCTTGGTGCGCTTCTCGTGGTATATGATGAAGTTAGTGTACGCACCCTCCTGATAGTGCCGGATGAGAACACGGTCGCTGTTCTTGTGGTCTTTGAAAGCCTCCGCGAGTTTGGCTTGAAAAGCCGTGGAAGCATCGTTGATATCAATAATCGCCGCCGCTGACTTGCCACGAAAGATGGTGAATCGTTCTGCCCGCCAGAGAGTGTGTCGATCATAAGCCAACGTGAATGCATCGTCGTTCTCCGTCCTTACTTTCAAGCTCAGGCATTCGACAGGTAGTTCTCCATTACCGTCAGGCTTGTATCCGTAGTCACTGCATGCCGCGACTAAATCCTCGTGGCCTCTTTCTGTGCAGAGATCGTAAGCCTGATAGAGCCCCTCCAACAAGTCATCCTTGCCATCGCCGTCTCCGTTGACGAGGAAATCTTTGAAGAGGGGAACATCAAGCGATGCTACGTCAAGCCCCAGTCGACCATCCCAGAGGCTTACAAAACTGCGAAGAATGTCTTCTTGTCCCTGGAACTTGTCTAGGAATCTATCCGCATTGAACGTACGATGCTTGAGCTTCCCCATTCTCTATTACCTTCCCCTTGGATTTCTTACGGCGACGACTTTCCCGAGAATTCGCAGCTCGTTTTCGGGCCCGACAGAGATCGGTCGAAGTTTCGGATTTTCCGGCCTAAGTTCAATGATCTCGTCACGGATGTAGAGCCGTTTTACTGTTGCCTCGTCGCCAAGCAAGGCCACCACGATATCCCCGCTCTCAGCAACTGGCTGCTGACGGACCACTACGAAGTCCTGGTTGTTTATGCCAGCGCCAACCATACTGTCACCAGCTATTTCCAGGGCAAAACAACGCCCCGACCTTGCGATCCTGTCTTCGACGAAGATCTCGCCGACAATGTTCTCCTCGGCGAATAAGGGCTGCCCTGCTGCCACTTGGCCGACAACTGGCACCGACAGTAAGTTAGACGTTTCATCTTCTGGTTCGCAGATGACAGCAAGCCCCCGCGCCTTACGTGGTTCCCGCCTTAGATAACCTTTCCGCACTAGCTGGTTCACTTGGTCGTGGGCGCTTGCGTGCGATATCCCAAGGATGTCCGCAAGTTCCTGGATCGTTGGGGGGAATCCTCTTTGTTCAATGAACCGTTGGAGTCTCTGCAATGTCCGGCGCTGGGGGCCAGTTATCTCCTGTGTGGGGCGTCTGCCCCTGGGTCTGCGAATCAT